GCCGTCGTTATCATATCCTGGTTCAGTAGAGTCGTTAGATCCTATGTATCTATCTCCACTACTGTTTGCTAAAAGATACCCTGAAGTTACCTCTGTTGTAGACGTTGAGCCAGTTGAAAGAGTAGATCTTGACCCGTTAGGCGTAGGGTTGTTAAAAGGATTAGTATTAGTGTTTCTAAACGTGTAATGAAACAGCTTATAAACTGTATCAATACCTGACATATTAGAGTTTTGCAAATTGTAAACATCGTATTCCGCGTTAGCCGCTAAGATAGCAGGTACTGCGGCAACGTAAGATCTTATAGATCCCTCAGCTATTGCTGGCCAGTTTCTAACTGTAGACTTATAACCTAAAGATCTGTTTCTTATAGGAACTTTGCTATACACATCAAAACCAAGACTTATGCCTAAACTAGAATCAGCAGTTGGTCCAGCATAATATATATCATTAACAAGGTCTACAGGCGTATACTCTGCTCCACCAGATAGATCAGGGTTTGTGCATAACTCTGGATTAACTATGTTTACAATGCTAACTTCAGACCCGTAGTCAAAAGTATTGTTTTGAATTCTATTAGAGTCTACAACTTCTTTAATAGTAACATTGTACTCTCTAGCGTGATCGTCAAACGTACCTATTATGCTTATACCTGTAGAGGTTAATTCATCTCTAAACCAATCACCCATGCCCGCTTCAGATATAGGTGTTAATCCGTCCATAGAAAGCCTTAATACAGCACCTCTTTGTTTATCAGCAAAATAAGCTCTATAAGAATCTTTAGCAAAAGACTCTGGGTTTTTAGATATACCAAAGTCGCCAGCAAAAGGTGTTGCTTGACCAAGAACTCTATTTGACGCTATTAGTTGAGGATTACCATCAGCATTGAATACAGCATCTTTATTAGCTAATATTTTAACAACCCTATCTTCGCAAAAAGCTATTAAATCTGAGTTTCTTGAAAAAAGCTTTTGTATACTACCGTATGTAGGGTTTAAGTCTTTTGTTATTTTTTCAGCTGTAATAAATTCGTTTAAGCTGTTTAACTTAGAGTTAGAGTTATATATACCAGAATATATTAAACTATTAGATTTGACTTCTTCTTTGTAAGGCTCGTCTAGTGTTGTAGAAACTCTAGCGCCGTTAGATATTGTCATTTCGTTGAAGTCGTCTCTAATTCTGTTAGACTCAACTCCGTCGGTAAACGTAAACGCGTTAAACCAGCTTAATCCTACTTGCTTCGTAGGGTCTATAGTATTTTTAATAAATATATACGCAGCTGTGTTTTTGCCTTTCCAGTAATCGCCAGACCCGTCAGTCATATTGTCCGTGTCTATGTAAAACTGCTCTATATCAATGTTAGCTGTAGTAGCTGTAGTGTAACTGCCGTCTTGTCTATAAAACCTAACCTCTTGACCTTTGTAGTCTATATTAGTATCTCCAGAAAACCATTTAAAACCTGTGTCCCCACCATTTAAACCTCTAACTTCAAGCCTTATTACTTCATCGTTATAGCTTGACATTGGACCATTCCATCTACGCAAGTAAACAGCATAGTCGTGCTTTATAATACTATTGTCCATGTTAGGAAACTCTATTCTGGTTCCTTGAGGCGCAAACAAATCAAGATTATATTTATTAAGCTTGGTAGGTATAGCGTTAGAAGCCTCATAATAAACATCAAGCTCGTTGTTGCTTGTAGGCTCAGTTTCCCATATAGCTGGATCTTTATTAACCTCACCGGTCAATACCATAGGATTGTTTCTTATAAACTCTATATCAGTAAAAGCAGTGGCATCAGGTAGCACCTGCGTGCCTTGCGTGTCTGCTCCTAGCACAGGATTATACGAAGATGTTTGTACAGGTTTATCTAAGGCCAATACATAAGTAGTTCTTCTATTAGATCTATCACCAAACGCTTCTAATCTATTTAGCATAACACCAAACTCAGCATCTAAATTGTTAACAGGTTGACCGTTAACATCGGCTGTGTCTGCCCAAGCGGCAACAGCTTCTTCTACACTATCATTACCCCAAACGTACTCAGTACCATCCCATATTTTTCTAGCTTTCCAAGGAGTGTGATTATATATATGAAGCTCAGATTTTTCAAGCACAGTATATATATCTTCGCTTGTATCGTTTTTAAATCTAAATTGAGCACCTTGCTGCAGATCTTGAGTAGCAAAATTATAAACGTGCTCTATAGTTCCAGCATCACCACCAGGAACCCATTGCTTTGAATGAAGTGTTCCTTTGCTGCTGTCGTACCCAAAGTACTTTGTGTCATCTCCAGGTCTAGGTGGCTTAGATCTTGTTATATCTGAAGGCATATTTTCTTCCTGCGTGGTGTCACGGCTAGAAGCTGCAGGCTGTATATTTCCATTGTCAGAATAAGCTATTCTATCCTCCCAATTTGTTCCTTCCATTTCAACAAACCTTATATTAGATGAACCAAAGTTAGTTCCATTTTGGTTTGTAAATGCTCCGCCTCCCCATATTCCACCTAAATAACGACCTAAAGCTTTTTCGCCATGCAAGCCTACGTCTGAAGGCACTGAGTTTCTATTAAAAAGATTAGCCGAATACCCTGGTCCTAAATAAGACAAATGTAAATAAGATGGTGTAACACCGTTTATATTAGACTTGTAAACATTTTTAGATGTTGTTCTTCCATTAGGTATTTTACCATATATGTTAGTGAGAAAATTTCTATAACCACCATCGGAAGGTAAAGAATAATGAACTGGAGAAGCTTGCTGTAAAATGCCTTCAAACCCATTTACTTCAGACTCTCTATCTGTTTCTACCGTTTCTGACGTGCCTTCTAAAACTTGCCATGTTGAGAAATTTCCGTGATTCCAGTTTCTCCACTGGCTTCTATATGCACCACCACCAAAGTTTGACGCGCTACTTGATTCTATCCAAGCATCGGCATTAGTTTCCTGGTTTTCATTAACACCAGCTTGTCTCCAGCCGTACCTAGCTCTTCTAGCTGCTACATTATAATCTCTACCATAACTGCTTGTTGCAAGAGTTGTTAACCAATCTGAGCCTGGAAGATCATTATCTCTTGTTCTGTAGTCTATTATTCTACCCCACTCAATTTCAGGATATTCAACAGATAAGTTACCAGTCCAACCTTGGCCAGCGTACTTAGCATACGAATTTGCAGAATCACTGTTTATTGCGGCAAAATACATTGCATCTATAAAAAACCCACCGTTACCAGCAGAGCTATTGCTTGTAGGACTTGTTCTTACACCAAAGTTATCATCGTCCATTAAAGCTTGCCACTCTGATTGAAGATCTGTTAAAGAACCTCCAGAATGAATATCGCTAGGAGAAGTAACATCACTGTCATCTTGATAAGACTGTATTTCAGCTGAGTTTTCAGAGTTAACTATAGCAGACGAGGCGTCAAAACCTGTAGTTATGCCATCTGCTAAATAAAACAACTTTTGCACTCCGTTAACATAAAAATCAGTAAACTCTTCTTTAAACTCGCTAAGCAAGTATTCTTCTAATATATAATCTGCGGCTATCTTAACAAAAAACCTGCCATCAAAAGCCTCTTTAGTTTTCTTTTCTTTTCTTTCTATTTGAAAAGTTAAAGTGTCAGCCGTTACAGTACCACCTAAACCTACTGAAGTAGTAGATAAATCAGAACTATTAGCAGCTAACTTAGCATCTTGCTCTTGTATAAATTCAGCAAGTTTTAATATGTATTTATTACTTTGAAAAGTTACAGAAGTTACCTTATATCTTTTGGAAAAAACTCTACTAGACTGTGTAGATCTTCTCCAAGAAATATATAATCCACCATCTCTTTCTGTGTAACCGTCAATATCTTCTTTAGTTAAAGCAGCTCCACTTCCAGCTAGCCAGTTTGTTTTTGAAATCTCAATAGTGTTAGTTATTCTGTCTATTCTATTTTCTTCATTTGACGTAGGATCTTGTGTAAATATAGGAATTGCATCTGTTATATTTTCATCAGTTAAAGCACTATTTATATTACTTCTAGTTCCTAAATTATAATACTCAAAAGCTATAGAGTCTGGCATTTCGTTTGAAATGTCTAGTACTTTATATTTATTTTCTTTTTGTATTTGAGTAGCATAATCGTTTATAATCTTTTTAATTGTTATATATTCACCCGTATCTATTTTATCTCTATCAGAAGAAGCAAAAGAAACCCAAACGTGATTTAAGTCGTTATCAAACTCTGGAGAAGAAGTTGCTGGTCTATACACTTTATCCATCGCTATATTATAATACTCTCCAGCAGATTGTTTTATGTAAAACTTGTAATACTTAGCCCAACTAGGCGGGGTGTTGCCTAGTGATGCAGCTATAGATAATGACGTGCTAGCAGATAGTCCGTAAGCTCCTTCCCAAGGAATTTTTACTGTAGCTAGATCGGAAGTAAATACAGGTGTTTCTCTACCGTATTCATCTCCAAAGACAACACCTAATTGGTAGTCTCGTTGAGATTTTATAGTAGGCAATCCTGCTCCTCTGTAGCCAGTATAAGCATATGCTAATGGTCGAGATGGATCTGCTACTGGAGCGGCTACGTACGAATAAATATTACCTCTATCCCTAGTTGAAGATATTGATGTAGCGTTTTCAAATCTACCGGTTAAGTTCTGCGACATGTTTAGCGAGTATCCAAAGGCGCCTTCACCTCTAAAAATACTATCAACATCAATTTGCCTTGGCTCAAAGTCTCCTAAAACTTTAGGTTTAAAGTCAGAGTTGTCCACAACCATATCGTAACCCTCAGTATAGTTGGCAAAAACTAATCTATTTCCAGTTACTTCTTGAGCTTGTGCTTTTCTTGGCACAGCATCCCATACTCTTAAAAATTGATTCTCAGGTAAAGCGGCGTGTATGTTTTCTGTGTCTACAATAAAAACGCCTTTAGTAGTAGGGTTATAACTATCGTAGTCTGCTAATCCTTGTTGTTTAAACCAGTTACCATCTTCAAACCATTCTGGATCTGTATTTTTAATGCTACCTACATTGTGAATTACAGTAGAGTTTTCTTGCTTATACAAAATGTCTATCTGCACAACGTCTTTAGGCATATCTGGAGTAACTAAACCATAAAAATTTATTGTTCTTATAGCGTTAACCATAGCCTTGTTATAAGGCTCTTTTGCTGTAAAAGCGTTTAGTACAGAATATTCACCTACAAACTCAGGGTTAAATATAACATTAGTAAAAGGTCCAAAAGCAGAATACTCACCATCTTGGTATTTATATCTCAAACAAAATCTAGGGAATATTTTTTCAAATATAGCTTTTTTAAGAGGCGTAGGATTTAATTTAGGATCAAATTCAGAATTCTTAGCACTAACAACACTATATCTAGGAGCCATTAAAGGCTTTTTCTTTATTACAGTTATATTTTCTTCTTGTAAGTACTGAACAGTGTTAACACCATTAACATATAGATAAGAGTGATGGTTTAAAGATCCTCTTCCATTTGTGCCGTTGTTTTGTTTTATTGTAGCTTCTTTAGCTTTTTCAATATTTATTTTTTTAGGCTCTGTCTCTCCATCAGACCATATTAAATACTGATCTATTATATTTATTGAAGTTATTTTCTTGCCAGAAAAATTTAATATAGGCTTTACTGTGCTTCCAGCAGAGTTAGTAAACTTACTACGGAGATCAGTAATAAGGAAAGTAGATTCTTTTGATACGGTATCGTACTCTATTATAGCATCTCTATTAGGAAACGCTGTGTCTCCAGACTGCGGAAATCCTTCACACTTAACAAACCAATATAGCTTATTATTTTTTTCATCTGCAACACTTCCTACGCAAACACATTTATCACTTGGTACAACGTTTTCTAAAGGTATATTACCTTTTATATTAGATATTGTACCAGCGCTACCTGTCTCTGCAGACTCACCATCAGAAGTTATTTCAACGTTTAAAGCGTCTCTATATTGTCCATTAGGTATAAGTCTTTCGTCAAGGTCTTTGTTCATTTTACCTTGACTAAAAGTGTTTTTGATTTCCGCCATTTACTAGTGTTTTATTTGTTTAGACTTCCCTCTTAATACTTGGGTTATCTCACCTAACTTAACGTTTGATAATCTTAGTTTAGCCTGTCTAGTAGCAGCAAACTTTTCTTTTTTTGCGCGCCTTACTATCATTTCAGGAACATTAGATTTAGTAGATAAAACACCGTATGTTATCCACTTATATAAAGCTTCTTCTGCAAACTTATGCACTTGCATTTCGCTGTCAGTTCCAAGACTATCACTTATGTAGTCTAAGATCACAGTTTTTCCAGAAATGTTAGAGCTAAAGTTTATTTTACCTAATCTTTCGTCAATGTAAAAAGATCCGTTTACTTGTGCTCTTACTGGATCTAATCCGTATCTTTCACCTTCGTTAGGCCAATATATATCATCTATATAATCGTCAGCTCTAGCGTTTTCGCTTGGGTTTGAATTTTTATAGTTAGTAAACGTAGATGATTCTTCAGCTCCAGTTTGATCTAACAAGCCTACTGATATATCAGACTCTAAAGATATGTTAGATACCGTAGATTCTACTTGAAGTATTTGGCTTATTGTACTCGCTGAAGTTGGTACGTCTGTCTCTGTCCAAGGCGCTATAGCTATAATAGTAACGTAAATAGAGCCTTGCATATTCGTAAAGTCTACGCTGGTTTCTAACTGCTTTTCACCTGTTTCGCCATTGCTCCACTCAAGGTATCCAATATCAAAATAAGCAGGATCTAAGTTTGGACTAGGTGGATCATAGTCACTTGCGTCTGGAGATCCCCATCCGTTTTGTCTAACGTTGTTTGAAGGAATACTAGTACTTAAACCAACCCTTATAGTTGTACCAGGAGTGTTGTATGTTGCGGCGGTACTAGCGTAAGGTACTTCTCCATCTACTTTAGTTCCATTTACAGCTAGATCGTCTACTTCCGCTTGAGTGATAACCTGCGTGCTTGGTGCTACTGTTGTTGCTGAAGCTGAAAAAAAAGCTTTTTTAAATATTGACACGTCAACCTCGTGATAACCAGATACAACAAATCCTTCTATAGGTGAAAATCTTCTTCTAGGAGCTTGACCTATTTTTAAGGTGTTATTAATTCCAAGCGATGTGCCCCAAGTAAGTTCACCCGCTTTCTTAACACCTTTCATTCCTTCTGCGGTAAAGTCCCACCCTCCTCGAGTGTTTAAATTAATGCCAGAACTTATTAGCTCATTAAAAATATATTCTTTATCCGCATCTTGAGTTACTTGAAAAGGATTATTCGTATCTTTAGTTGGATACAACGGGTGCTTAACACCAGAAGCGTCTACGTAGCTTAAGTGAGTATAGTTAACATAATCTTTAGGAAGCCTCATTGTTAAGCTAGGCGGTAAGTCTATTTGCTGAGACTTAATAGATTTTAAAGTATCAAATGAAAGTTCAGCTAAAGCTCGTTGAGCCCAGAAACTTACATCAGATCTACTCACTTTGTTTATTATTTTCTCATCGCCAACATAAACAGCCATAAATTGAGATATAACATCGTCTAGCGATACGAACTGATAGCCTCCTAAATTATTACCTTCGTAATATTGTTTGTCAGTTTTATTTATTAAACCCATTTACTTAAGATTTTTGTTGTTGAATATTTTGAACGTCGTTTTGACCTGCAGCTTGAGCTAAGTTGTAGTCTTTTATAGAAACACCCGCAAGCTTTAGTATCTTAACAACCAAGTTATGCTGCTCTGAGGAGTGAAGCTCAAAGTCTTGCTTGTCTGAAGCCATAGGGTTCCATAAAGCTTTTTCATTTACAACAACATATGTCCACTTAGGAGTTTTTGGCTTTCTAATGTAGTTTGCGTGTATTTTTTCTATTCCATCAGGATTTACCCAAATTACTCCATCTTGATGAAGGTAGCAGTTAGGTCTACTTAAGGTTCCTTTAGTAAGTGGGCCTTGATTGTATTCCCAAAAGTCTTTTCTTGAAAGTTTATTTACTTGAACGTTGCTATGGCTAGATCCAGTTCTGACGTCTATTAGTCTATAAAAACTACTAGGTAATGTAAACTTTGAGTTGCTTGCGTTTGGATCTTGATTTGAAAGCGTTGATATTGAGCTAAATATAGCTATTTTATCTTCTAGCAAAGAAACCATATCAGACTCATTATCGTCACTGCCTCTACCTCTTTTAAATTGATTAAGATCGTAAAAGTATTGCTCAAATATTTCTGATTGAGCATGATTAGCAAATAAGTTAAATTCTTGAGGAGTTATGTATCCTCCTTGCTCTTTGTTGGCTAGCGCCAATACTGTTTGATATACTGTGTCTACACTTACTGCCATTATGTTTTATTTTTATAGTTAAGCAACCACCCCGAAGAGTGGCTGCTCTACTATAGGGTAATTACATGCTTAGTTGTTTTTCTATGTTTGAATATATCTCCATACCTTCGTCTGTTTTAAACCATGCGGCTAAAGCAGAATATGGGTGCTCATCAAACGGAATTGTCATTAGCTTTCTATCGTTAGAACCCCATGTAAAAGTTCTTTGATCTGATGAAAGTTTAATAATACCAAGCTCTGTAGCTTTTATACCAAAGTTTCTAAGCTCTACGTTGTCGTCTTCGACTAGCTCTAAGAATAACTCAGGATTTTTTCTTGCAAATAGCAAGCAGTCACGTTTAAGCTCTTTAGAACTCATCTCTGATACTTTAGAACCTACTTCTACTCTCATAATAGCTTCCATCTTATCAATATCTAGCGTTCTTGCTAGTACTAAAGCGTCAGCTTCCATTTCTAGATAGTCAAGCTCACTAGCAGCAACCTCTTGAGGTTTGTGCTCGTAAAAAAGCTTGTCTCTCATCGGGTGGTATAACGAAAGTAATTTTTGCAAAGTTACTTTTTCTCTTGGAACATAAAGAGCTCCGTTTCTAAAAATAATATGTGATAATCTTTGATCACCTTGCATTTCGTCAACAAAAGTCGTTCTTTGATTTTCACAGTACTTAAGCTCTCTTTCGTAACCTTTTTCTTCGTCAAAATAATATATTCCAGAAGACTTCATAGAATAAGACAAAGCAGTTTTATTGTTTTTCAAATAATAAACTCTATCTTTTACTTCCCAACTTGGTTTAACTTGCTTTTTAGGTTTTTCAATAACAACCTCTTGCATTTCATTGGTAGCTTTTACTTCAGGCGCTACACTAGCCTTGTTTGTTTGTTTTTTTGCCATGATATAATATAATAAAAAATTAAAAAAAAAGATCGGGGCCGAAGCCCCGACCTAATAATATGCTTACTTCATTAACATGAAGTTGTTAGCACCTTGTACAACTAAACATCTTTCAGATAAATAGTTAACTTGCATTGCATCAAGATCAGAAGTAACGTTTCCGCCAATAGATCCAGTAATCCAAGTTTTCATTCTTCTATCGTCCATTTGAGAAGCTCTATAACGTACGTGTAAGAACGGACGTTTAAGATTTTTTCCTAATGTTTGGTCGTATACAGTAGACACACCAGCTGGGATAATAACCCCACGGATACCAAAGCCTGCAGCTCTATCGTTGATAGATCCACGAGTAGATTTGTCATTTAAGTATCTCATATCTGATTTGTAGAAATCATAAGAACCTCTACGGAATCCAGAGAAACCTAAGTTTAAAGCCATATCTTCAGAGTTGTTAAATACTCCGTAAGAAGTACCACCAGCACCGTAAGAGTTCATAGAAGCTAGCATATCGTCGATAGCCAAGCTAGAAGCACGGTTAACGAACATCATGTTTTCTTCAATAGCACCTTGCTTGTCAAACTCTGCTAAGATAGCGTCAAACTCAGCTAAATCAGTAGCAGCGTTAACACCAGTAATACCAGTTGTAATGTTACCTCTATCTTCAATAGCAGCGAATAAACCTTCAGTACCGAAAGTGTCACCAGCAGTACGGATAGTACCTTCTGCAGTTGAGTTTCCAGGAATACCTTTAACAGCTTCTAGCATGCTCATTTCTAGGTAATCAGAAAAACGAGAGCGAGTTTCGCCTTCAGCTTTTAGATACCATAAGTAACCGTTCTGTCCATCTTCTCCAGAGATTTCTACCCAACCAATTTGAGATACATCAGATCCGTTGATTTCGTAGTAATCTTTTAAGATAATCGGCTTGTTTGTAAAAGACTTGTGAGTAGGTTCTACAGCTCCGAAACCGTTATTTACAGTTGCAGTTGTAGCGCCTTGCCCTTGCTTACCTTTACCAAATTCAGAACCGATAACTAAGATAGTAGCAGCATTAGAAGTACCTGTACCGAAAGCACTAGCATCATCGATGTTAGCTTGCTCGTAAGGTAACAATGTAATATCAGCACCTGAAACAGCTGTACATAGACATTTGATAACACCCTCAGCTGTAGCTACAACAACTATGTCGTTAATACGAACACCGTGAGTAGTAGTTAAATCGTTGCCGTCAATATCTTTTAGACAAGCAAACACACCTGTCGTGTTATTGATAGTACCTGTGTAAGATAAGTGTAAACGACCTTGCTCAGACCAAATAACTTGGTCAGAAGTCATCGCTTCTTCAGCACCTACTTGAGATAAGAATCCTGAAATAGTTCTGTTACCGAATACTTCAGCCTCTTTTTCCATTAGGTCTGGTAAATACTGCTGAGCCCAGCCTTCTGTGCCTGATGCAGTAAAGTCAATGTAGTTTGAAGATAATAGCGCTTTTTGTGAAGCTGCTACACTATTCAAGCTACCTGTGACGCCGGAGTGACCAGCGCCTGGATTTGAAATTGCCATTTTTTATAGTTTTAAATGGGTTAATAAATTATTTTCTGTTTTTAATTTTAAACTTAAAATCAGAAGAGTCGTTTCCTAACACCTTAACTTTTATTCCACCAGCCTCAAACTCATTGTGATTTTGACGTGGCGTCATATCTACGTTTTTAGACTTAGCAACACTTTTCTTTAAAGCGTCAGCCTTACCTTGCTCGTAGAAATGTTGAGCTATAGCATCAGAGTTCATTGCCGAGTACAAAGCCTTATGATAACCTTTAGCATCTGACATTGTTCCGTCTTCGTTCAAAAACTTTTTGACAAAGTTGTTAATGTCGCTTTGGGTCTCTTTAACCTTTGTAGCATCTTTTACATTAAATCTATATTTCTTGTCACCAACATTATATTCAAAACCTTTGAACTTATTGGTAAAGACTGAATCAGTCTTTTTAAGAAACTTAGATTGCAGTGCTTCACTAGCTTCTGATTCCTTGTTATATCGATTAAAGAAATCCACGGCTTTCTGTTGTTCTACAGTTAGCTTTGAACCAGCTTTAATCTCATCGTAATACTTAGACTTTTGCCCGTCTAAATAGGCTTTCGCTTCGGCAACTTGCTCTTTGTAAGCGATTTTCTTTTTTCTTATGTCTACTTCATCATCTACGTCTTCATCAAAAGAAAAGTTTTCATTTAATAAAAACGATCTTTCTTCTACGTCAAGATGAGGTTTAGTTAATCTATAGTATTCTCTTAAAACTTCATCGCCATCTGCTTGGCTGTAATCTTTATTGAGTCTAACATAGTCGTTTATATCACCACCAGTTTCCTCCATAAAGTCAACTAACTTTTGGACGTTTTCTGGTAATGGTTTTCCAGTGGCTTCTGATTGAGCTATAGCTTCTTCAACCTGCTCAACAACTTCTTCAATCTCTTCGTCAACAACTTCTTCTAATACTGGAGGTTCTTGTGTTTCGTTTTCCTCCTGTACTTCTTTTTGTTCCTGTGCGGGCTCGGTAGCTTCATCGCTTCCAACCACTCCTGTGTTGTCAACTCCATCATCTTCAGCTTGGTCTTTTTCATCGGTTTCAGTTTCTACAGGTGTACTTAAGTCAACTTTAGCAACGCTGTCATCTCCAGCGCTTTCAAATTTACTTTCATCAACCTTGTTTGTTTCTTGTGTAGTTTCTTCAACTACGTTTTCATTTTCTTCCATAATATAATATAAAATAATTAATAAATCTACCTAGGCGTAAACGCTTCTAAGTCAAATCCACTTCCAGTACTATCATTACCTGCAGACTCAAAGTTTTTAGGTGCTTTACCTTTATTTCTTTGATCTATAAGCTCTGACTGCTGTGAAGCTTGTATTTTAGTTCTTTCGTCCTTACGATCTTCTTTTGTTCTTTCCTTTTGAGTCAAATTGTCAGAGTCAGCTTTTCTTAGCTGCATGTTGTAGGAAAACTCAACTTCCATTAATTGTTTTTTAGCTTCTATTTCTTGTTGCATTTTTTGAGCTTCAAGTTGTGCTTTGTGACTTTCTAGTTGCATCTTGCTTTGAGTAAGTGCTTGTTCTTTTTGCACTTCTACTTGAGCTGCTTGTTGAGCCGCTTGAGCATTAGATTCAGTTTGAGCCTGTATGTTTTCTAATTGCAAAGCTCTATCTCTTTCTTGCTTTTTCTTTCTACGTATTTTAAGAAGTTGATTAGCAAGTTTTATGTTTCTTATTTCTCTAAGATCAATAGCGTCCTCTAGTTCTATATTCTGTTGCTGTAACGCCATTTGAATATTGTTTTCCAGCTTTGCTTTCTCTTCTTCATCTGGCATTAACTCTAAAAATATACCAAAATCATACATATGCAGTTCTTCAAGTTCTTCTAACGTAGCTACATTATGTGCTCCAATAGCTTGCACGAAAGCATCTTTTGTTGGAGAGTACTCTAATACATCAGATATTCTAAGCGATAAACACTCGCAGGTGTCAGCTGTTAAAAATAAACCAGCTTGTAATATATGTCTTGTTGCGGTGTTGCTATTTGCTGCAGCAAGCTTTTGAACACCGACTAAAGCGTTTTTATCTGGCATGCTACCATCTCTAGCTTCATTTAGACCGGTGACATCGCGTATCATCTGCAAATAGTAATTGTAAGTCTGTATAAGACTTTGCATTTTCTGCCCGCCAGAGCTTGACTGTATTTCTTGAATAGGCACTTTGCCAGGATTCACGTCTCCTTCAGAAGTAAATGATCTACCAATAACAGAACCTGTTTGGAAAAACATATTTAAAGCTTCCTGTGGATTATAATTTGTACCGTTACCTAAATCTATTTCAGCTAAACCGTCCGCATCTAAGTAAACGCCATCCGGAACAAGTCTTGACATTACTTGTTGTAATTTTAAATGAGTAAGCTGAATCATATCAGCAAAACCTGTAATACGCTTAACTAGTGATTCTATTTTACCATTGTACATTCTAGGCGCTACAATAGAATAATTCATTTTAACTTTAGTAAAGTCGCTTTTTGGCCTCATCATGTTTCTAGCCATTTCCCACTTAACGAGCTTATTAGTCCCTAGTATTAAAACTCCTTCGTATAACACTTCAACAGCTCTCTGCAGCTTGTAGTAGTCTTCAGCTTCATTAGGAGGATTAAACGTGTCGTCTCGCTCTATAGCTTTTTCAGCTCCAGATCCAACCTGCTTAACTTTATATACTTCGTTCATGAAAGTTTTAAAGTTAAAATACAAAACTTGAACCTTATTATTATCGTCCTTGTCTGTGCTATATCTTCCTTGATTATTGCTTCTGTAATAACTAGAATTTTTAGCTATATCTTCTATTTCTTCCTGGTCTAGATGTGGAAACTGTTTTACAAGTTCGTTTATTGGTATTGACTTAACTTCTCCAACATAATATATATCATCAAAATAAGGCGAATCTGTATATGAGTATACAAGATCAGCTGGATCTACGTAATCTATTGTTATTCCTTCAGATGTTGAAAAGTTATTTTTTACAGCACCAATACCTAAAACAGTTAAATCGTAGAAAAATCTTTTTTTAGTTAATTCGTATTTGTTACCATCTAGTAAAACATTTAGAGCTTGTTCTTCAGCCAACTCTACTGCTTGCTTGTAGCTAAGCTGCATGTGAAGCTGTAGCTCTTCAATTGTTTGAGGTAAAACAGGCTCTTCACTTTCTCTTAAGTCTAAGTTAAATTGAGTTGAAACTAAATCGTTTAAATCTTTAAACTCCATATCGTCCATAATTGACTCCATGTATCTAGTTCTTTTTGCAACTCCATTAGGATCTTGTGAGTAAGCTTTTATATCGTAAGTTCTTTCAGCTATACCATTTACTACAATATCAACAAACTTAGGTATAATAGGAACTGGGCTCCAGTCTAAATTCAAGTAAGACAAGTCTCCATTTATAGATAACTCATCTTTATACTTTTGTATTGATTGCTCTCCTCTAGCATAAAGCCTTAGCCTGTGAAAATCATTTAGACTATTTCTATACTTGCTAGTTATTTTATCGCCATTAAACCACTCTTGTTCTATAGCTTTTGCAACTTTTAAACCGTAATCATAACTAAGCTTTTCAGCATCACTTACGGTTTGACTTGGAAAATAATTCTTTATAACAGACTCTGCCATACTTATTTTATTAATTTAGATGTATTACCATTGTTAGTATACTTTGCAATGTTTAAATTTAACGCTGGCTTTTTTATTTCAGCGTGAGGTCTATATAAGTGTCTATTGCAAGCCATTATAGCTAAACCAGAACTTATAGCGGCATCAAACTTCGTACGTTTATTTATATCAAACCTACTCCATTCGTTTAACGTTTGGTTAAAGTATACGTTACCATAAGTACCATCACCCAAGTGACCAACATGGCTTTGTATATACATTTCTATCGCAGCAGCATGAGCTTGCTTAATGTCTTCGCTAGAGTTAGGTATACCACCTACTTCTTTTTCTGCCACAGAAAGCTTATTCCAAACTTTATCAGGTCTATTCATACTAAACCCTCTATAGCCTCTTCGCTTTAGATAATAAAGTAATCTTGGTTTATTGTTTTCTGCTAGTATTGGCATACCATAAAAAACTAAGGCCATCAATACGTCTTCAAAAAATATTTCAGCGGTTTGTGGTCTTGCAATATACTCTAGAAACATATGGTTAGGCGGCGCGTCTTCCATAGAAAACTTTGTTAATCCGTGCAAAGCCCCTTTAGATCCTTTACCATCTACTGTTCCACTAATATCATAGCTATCACATCCAAAAGCACCCATGTGCTCGTTTCCAGGATATTTAACTCCGTTCTTAGTTATTATTCTGTTTTGAAGGTTATGCGGTGGAGTCCAACTAATATTAAACCTACCTTTTGGGTCAGGATAAAAAACTACTTTAGAATCTTTTACACCATTTTCCCATTGAAAATTACCTGTGTTAACTACAGAGCTATTTCTAATTCCTTCATTATAATCTATTTGTTCGTATATTTTAACTAAATTAAATATACTGTTTTTAGCTTCATCTCTGAAAGCGTGTTCTTCTGTTCTTGGAAACTGTCGGTAAAATTCATTTAAACCATCTTGATCTGATTTTAATCCGTCAGCTTCGTTATTCCAGTGATCAATTATTCCGTACTCAATTAATTCACCGTCGGGTCCGTATACATCATGATCTGGGTTATTAAATACTGGTTGTCCAAATTCGTCAATAAATCCTTCATAGTTCCATTCCATTGGGATAAACAAAGAATATAAACCAGACTTCGTTTGTCCATTGCGGTTTCTAGAAGTGACATCTGAATCATTGTACAATTTTTTAAAGTTATCTCCTCCTTTGTCTAGCGCGTTGGACGTTGAGCCCATCATGCATTTACCTACAACCCTAGCACCTAATCTAAGACAAGTTTTTGTAACTCGCCAGTTGTTAAGTATGTTATCAGGTCTTTCCCACTTTCCACTTTCATCGTGAACTAGTAGTGATAGTTTTTCACCATCATAACTGTTATCACCTGTATTTTTCCAATCAATCGTTGTGTCAAGTCCTTTTATCTCTTCTAGCTTTTCATTTACCTCTATTTTTTTACGAGTAAACTTGCTCGCTGGTACACGATACGCTAGCTCAGACTTAGGTCTATCCATACCATCTTGTATTGGCTTAAAGAAAAAAGGATAATTTATAGATATAGGTACAACCTTGTCTGTAAACATCTTTTTTGCATCGGCACCACTTTTAGATAGTATCCCATATCTACTATCACTCGATATTGTAGCTAAGTTAACGGTTTCAGCAGAGCTCATAAAAGAAAAGCCAGAACGTCTGTTTTTAAGATAACACATGCCGTAGCATCTTTTGTCAGCTTTGCAAGCCTCCCAAAATATAAAAAATAATCTATTAGCTTCACGAAAGTCTGGAGCACCAACATCTATTTTTGACCATTGTAAGTACATGTAGTGAGCTCCTGTAATATAAGTTGGAACACTAGCATTTTGAAACCAGAAACCCTCGTCTCTTCTCTTAAATTCCTCATCTATATAATCGTACCATTGTTCTTTTTGCTCTTCAGGATAAGCTCGCCAGTCAAATATATTTTTTATTTTACTTAACTGCTTTGGCGTATCAATACGACTCCACTTGTTACTACTGTTGCTATACACACTACTAGGTTTTTTTGGTAATGCTATTTTTAAATTCTGTATTTCTATTATATCTCCAATCTTTCCAGTCTTAGATATAACAACAACATCATGCTCTTTATTGTAGCCGTACTCCCACTTCTTACCTTTGTTAAGTCTACTTATAGTAGTCTTTTTAATAGGTTCAATTATACTATATAGCGTTTGCTCGTAACTCATTTAGATCTTCCTTCAGCAAATCCTTTAAAAACACGTTCTTCTTTTTGTTCAGGCTCTTTACCTTCTAGTAAATTTTCTTCTTCTTGTATTCTATTAAGTATTTCAAACGCATCGAATATAGCTAACTTTTTAGTAGCAGCTGCATTTTTTAGTCTATCAGCAGTAATATCATCACCGCTATCGACAATAGCTTCTTTAGCTACTTTAATAAGCTCTTCAACTGCTCTATGCCCAGCTTGGATTATACTCTTCTTCGTCTCCTTGATATTCATACTTAATAGTAATAAAATTTGATAATACTCTATACAGTCTTTCGCCTTCAACAACAAACTCGTATTCGCTGCTAGGTCTAAAACCTACTAAATCACCTACCTCAACAACTTTGTCAGAATATTTAACAACACCTATTAAAGGCCTTTCTTGTTCAGTATTAAATTGATCTACAGCTTTTATAGGCTTGACAAAGCAATAGCCGTCAGGTGCTTTCCACTTTTCTTTTGACTTAAATAAAAATATTTGATCTATTGAAATTATATATGTGTTTTCGTTAAAAAAAGATTTACTGTTTCTTTCTTTGCCTTTAACGTCGTGCCAACGTCTAAACACATTGTGATGTACTAGTACCGTATCACCTGGCTTAATATTTGTTTTAAGCTTTGTTGGTGTAGACACTACTCTAGCTAGCCTGTTAACATGTTGGTGATTAAAAACCTCAGTGTTTGTTATTAACTCAGAGTTTCCGATTTTTTTAACGTTGTTATATCTTTCACCTATTGGCTCTACAACAAAGTTATAAACGCTTTTCATTAGTATTGCAGGTTATATTCAACAGATACAGCCATGTTTTTGTTAAAGTCTTTCCAAGGCAAAACATCTTTACCTTTTCTAATGTAAACAGAAAACTTGTCTTCTTCTTCTATAATATCGCAAATAGTATGACCACCATACACTTCTTGCCCAACGGCATAGTGCATGGCGTCATTCTTATAGTCTTTGCCGATACTAATCTTTCGTATCAGTTTCGACATCTTCTTGATATTTTATAGTTCCGTCTTGAATGTTTATGTCAACTTTACCATACTCTTCTTCAAGCTCTTTCTGCAAATGACCAATAGCCTCTTGAAAAGACATTACTCTTGTTACCATTTGACTTTTTTGTAGCTCTAATCTTCCAAGCTCTTGTTGACCAGAGTTTATAGCGTTTACTATATTCTGCATCTTTGTCAATTGCTCTTCAGTAACTTTTTCAGCTTTAGGCTTTAGGTCTACTACTTCTTTTGATTTTGGTGTTTTTCGTTTTGCCATAATTTAATTTGATTTAATTTAATTGTTAATATAATTCTAATTTGCCGTTTAAATAATTTCTAACGTCTGTAGCTTCGGCAGAGCTAAGCCCTCTTTCATAAACTAATACTTCGTATATTTTACCATCAAAACTACTAGTACCAGCTGCTGTTAATGCACCTACAAAGCCATAGTCAAAAGGATTATTGTCACCATCAAAGCTTTGAGTGCTTTCTACAGCTCCGTTAATTCTTAAAAATGCGTTGTTAGAAGTTCCAGTAGCAACTTCATACTCTAATAGTTGCTTATTGCCGTCGGTTGCTATGGCTGTAGTTGCGTTAAAAGTTACTGTTGTGCCGTTAGCCCTAAGCCTATGCTGAGTACTACTACCTCCTTGACCTATTCTCAAGAAGTCAGTGTTTGCGTTAGCTAGCAAGTTGTTTGTGGAGTGTTCATCGGCAGCTATAGCAAAAAATATATGAAATTGATTTACAGTTTGCGCTGCTGATAACTGTAAAGCGTCAGCATCACTGTCGCCTTCCCATTCACCTCCACCGTCTACTAAATAAGGTTTTTTACCAACGCTTGCTGTAGCATTAAGCCCATTACCAGAAGAATCAGCCCAAGCGTCAATAACCGCTGGATCACCTGAAGATGTTATACCAACTCCGTTTTGTAGCCAAAGTTGAAGTCCAGATATATCTGTAGGTGTAAAAGATATAGAGCCAGCTTGAGATATGCTATTACCTAGTCCTAGCATTAGTCGCCTATGTAAGCTATGCACATACCTGAAGTTAAATCTATTTCTGTATATCTACCGTAAATAGTAACTCCTTTAGGAAAAGTATTTGAAGCATCAATTTGCAAACCACCAGATCCTGATATTGCTGTCTCACTACCATCTGATAGATTATGAGCAGCTGCTTCTGTACCTGCGTATTCTAAACCTAATTTAGCTGTGCTAGTAGTGTCTGCAACTAATCCACCTGAAGCATCAAACACTGTGTCTGCTAAAAATGTAATAGCTACAAAAACCTTACCTGTTGGAGGACTTGCAGCTCCTGAAGCGTCTAAAAATAAAGAACCTAGTTGTCCAAAGCTGTACGCCGTGTCTTGTGTTATCGCCATTTTATTTTGTTTTTTCGTTTTTATTTGAACTTCCACCGAAGAAGAAGTCTATTATTGTGTTTACTTTAGCACTCATTGCGCCAAATATTGTTGATATAAAGCTAATTTCAAATTCACCTAGCTCTAAGCTTTTAGTAACAAAGTAATTAAACATTACAAATGTAATGCCAAAATATGCTACTGTAAATAAAGTTGCTAAAACCTTTTGAATAATAGCATCATCTTTATACATTTCTCTTGCAGACTTGCGATCTTCGACCTCTTTTGCAAACGCTTCCTTTTCTGCGTCCAAGAGTAGCTTCTTAATAGCCAACTTTGCTTCGTCTCTCTCTTTATCTGTCGTAACGTCTTTGTCAAGTATTCCTTCTGCATTGTCTAAGACTTTACCTAAAAGCCCTCCCATTAAATTCTGTATCATATTATTTTCTTCCGTTGTTAGCGTCTACTTCCCATGGAAAACCTTCATCTCCTACTTCTTTCCATTGCCCATCAACATGTAACATGTCTTTACCGTTTATAGTTTTGCGCTCGTAAGTTATTCCGTTGTATTTAACGTGATCATCTCCATAAGATAATTTACCAGTTCTCATGTCTGTAGCATGTCTCATCTCATGGTTAATAACCTCACGCTCCATAGAACTACCTTGTGGTATTTGATCGCTTATGTATATTGAGCCGTCCATGTTAGCTTCACCCATAACTCCAGGCTCTAGCGGCTTTCTAATAACAGGTGTTCCAGGTACTGATATATCCGCATCACCGGCTTCTTGACCAAACCTCATTTTTTTTGAAAGCTTGCCGCCTGACGCTATTGGTGTTTCACCTTTACCTAGTTTAAATCCCATTATCTATCTTTATCTTTAATCATATCATCAATAGCTTTATTATAGACCTTATCAGTATATGACTTGTTGTTGTAGAATACACTTCTTTCAGATGTTGGCATATCTTCTTCGCCAAGTAATATCCTGTATATTCTACTTATTAACTGACTGCATTTAAACGATGTTTTAAATACTGAGTATTTTATCGTTGTTCTATTCCTGTGTCTCCACACTTCAATCCAGCCTAACTTTCTTAGTTTATCCCACCGAGTTTTATCCCAGCTCATGGTATAAGTACCATCTATAAATTCTTGTCTAGTAAACCGTTTTTGACAATCTAAAAATATTAGCAGTTCAAGATCGGCGTCTGTTAACCCGTAAGTCTTACAAGCCCACTTTCTAGTGAGCCTGTAATACTTTAGGATTTGTAATTCACGTAAATCGTGAGATGTTAATCTCATTTACTACGCTTCAGCAGTTATAGTGTTAGCACAGCCAGTTATAAACGGGCTAGCAAATACTGAGTTTGAAGCATCGCATATTGAAATCATCGGTTTGTCAATATTTCTAGCAGCAGTTATAGCGGCTGTAATATCAGCAATAACTTCTTTTTGCTTATTCGCTGTTATTGTAAGTAGAACGCTATCAGCAGTAAAAGTATCGTCATCAGCACTATTACCATAACCTAGCATTGCTTTAAATTCAATAAGTAGCTGTGTAGTAGTACCATCTGCTCTAAAACCTTTTAATCTACTTAAAGGAACGCACATAGCATCGCCCGCGGCGTTAAACAAGCCGTCTGTTTCCTCCATGAAGTATAAATATTTTTCTTTTATCATTTTTTTGTATTTTAAGTGTTAATAATTAATTAGGCTTCAGCCGTTACTGTGATTGTACATCCTGTAATGTGCGCACTTGCGTACACTGAATTTGAGTCATCTGCTACAACAATAAATCCATCGGAATGAGTTCCGTGTATTAGATTTAATATGTCTTCCATAACTTCTTTGTGCTTGTTGTCAGCTATTGCTAGCTCTACACTATCAGCAACAAATGTGTTGTCATCATGTGCTCCTGAATAACCAATCATTGGATCAAACTCCATCGTTAGCTCGTTAACAGCCGCAGACCCAGATACGTTTCTAAATCCTTTAAATCTTTCAACTGGTATAGCTACACAGTCGTTAGCCGCATCAAACGCACCGTCTGTTTCCTCCATAAAATATAACACTCTACCTGTTAGGTGTCCTTGAAATTCTTGCATAATTTTTCTTTTTTGTTAATTAATAATTTGTTTATTGTTTTAAGTTTAAGGATTTTGGTTTATGGTTTAGGTTTAATCAATTAATACCACGTCACGTGATTGTATGACTTGGTATAATTTATCGTTATACTGAACTCCGTGTCCAGCGTGTTTATCGTAGTAAACTACGTCTTTGTCTTCTATTCCTTCAACTAAGTTGCCAGTTGAAATAACATTAGCTTTTATATACCTGTTATCTTCGTCGATGTCTTCTGTTAATATTAGACCTGCGACTTTCTTAGGCTCAGCTTTTATGTTTTCTACTATTATGTAATTATTTACTGCTTTCATCAACTCTAATATTTGAAATTACACAATCGGCAGATATAATAGTAGTTACAACAGATACCGCATTTTTAAGCGCAGACTTAGTTACAAGCACAGGATCAATAACGCCTTCTTCAATCATGTTAGCTTC